CCTGCCGTGGCTGTTGATCCATTATTCCTCCATGTTCCATATTGTTTAACAAAATCTACAGGACAAAACTCACGGTCAACACCTGCTAAATATATTTCTTTCCTCTTCGTATGGTCGTTATATGGTGCACCATCGCTACCACCACCCCAAGCAATAGTTGTTGCTCTATGTCTTTCTGGACGCCCACTGTAGGATCCATGTTTAGAATCATTACTACTCCATTTTGTATTACCTATACCTTTGCCCGTACCTGTCAACAATTTATTATCACCTACATCAATTTCTCCACCAGAATATCTATATTGTTCAGGAAATGTTTTACCAGAAAAATATTGAAGGGTTGTTCTCTTTAACCCCCATTCACTTGTAATAAGGTTATTAACATTTACACTTGAACCTAATTTTTGATATAATCTACATGATGGTTTTTCTTGAGTATGGGGGGCGGGATGTTTTACACCTAAAGACCTCGCAAGTGTAGACGGGGCTGCGTGGTTTGTATTAGCCCCTAAAGTAAAACTAGTACAACGATCGTCTGCTTTACATGAATTCATACATTGTATATTTGATTTTCCATAGTAACTATCGTAGTTTTGACCAGGTACTTCAAGTATTGGATGACCGTCGTGTTGAGTGATGTTCACTCCAGGACTTAGATTTGAAATAACCCCATTCCGCCATTCTTTTCCTACACACATTCTAGCAAAATTATCTTCAAGATCTTGTTCACAACAATATTCGTCCCCTTCAAAATCGGTTGTTGTATTAGTTTTAGCTGAATCAGCTTTCCACTTAGTCCCCGTTCCATCCGTTTTAGAAGTATCATCTAAAGTCAAACTTTCACCATCGGCATCTTTCTTTGCTTTACCTCTAACCGATGCCCTTGTATATTCACGGTCTTTACACTTAGCATCATCCCATCCTATATCAGAACATTTCTTGTAATCACAACATTTTTCAGCAGATCCTTCTCCTTCAGTTGGTAGCACTGATTTTTTTGTCATATTCCATCCACACATTTTATTAAGTTCTTCTTCCGTTTGTTGAGAACAAGGTTTTTCCCTACAACATGATGTTACCCCATCCCCCTCAACAAAATTACTAGCTTTATTTGGATCTGATAATTTTTCTCCTCCACTTTTACTTCTACACTTTTCATCGTTAAAACCTAAATCAGCACACGTTTTAGGGACACAGCATCCTGGTCCCGCGGAACTAGGTCCTTTAGTAATGTCATATTTCATATTTTCTACGTTTACGCTTACTGCATCAGAGCCTCCATACCGAGAATATTCATATACATCGGTCGCCTCGCTTCTACCATATGTAGCTGGATCTGCACATTTATCAGTTCCTTTATATGACACATCACATGTACTTGATGAACAACACGGGTTTTCACTTCCATCTGTAGATATATCAGATATCCCATCGGGATTGAATACACCTTCCGCTCCACAGTTCGCGATATTAGGATCTTTTTCTTTTAATTCCCCACATGTCAATGATACACAGCAAGTATCTATTGCATCACCAGTTACAGGCATTAATGTTCCATCTGGTGCTAATTTTTTACCATCTGGAGGGTTCTCAGAGGCACAATTTGTCTTCAAACTACCTACTGATAAAGGCCGTCCAGGTATCATATTTCCTAATTTAAAACAAGGAGATGTCTCGTCTATTGTGCCAGTACATCTATCATCATAAAAAAAATTGTTTGAACACAATTTTTCTTCACAACATTCATCTACACTATTACCAGAAATTTTCTCTAAATCATCTTTTGGACTTTTAGTTTGGTCTGAATAAAACTTACATTTATTTAATCCTATATTTGTTCCATCGTTATTGAAACTTTCACCACCCCACTCATTCTCATCACACGTTTTAGGGACACAGCATGATTCAGCATCTGAACCTCTAAGGTCACTTCCTGGAGATAGATCTATTTTTTTACCTTCGGGACATGTGATATCAGTTACTTCACTACATAACGGTTGTTGACAACACAAATCTGATGTATATCCTAGAATACTAGTTAAATTTTCTTTTGGAGATAGATTTACAGCGGCACACCCACCACCTGTTTCACTCCCACCATCTACAACTATATCTCCCCAACCATTGGCCTGACAACTTTTTGATGTACAGCATTCATCTTTAGTAGATCCCTTTGTATTTTCATCTTTTGGTGTATGAGTATCTTCAGGACACGTGACACCGGGCCCTTCGCTCACATCACTTGGGAAACAGAGTGGCTTTTCAATACAACATTCTGCATTTGTTCTTCCCAATCTATTACCACTCAACTTGTATCCTACACTACATTTATCTAGCGAACATAATGCATCTTCACAACATTCTTCTAATGTATCTCCCCTAGCATTTTCTATTGGATCTTTAAATACAACATTATTAGCACTACAAATATCTGTAGGACATAATGGTTTCTGACAACATTGTTGAGATGTTGTACCTAATTCACCATCTTTCGTTTCAAGACCTTCTCCACACTCAAATTCACTACATGGTGGATCATTAACTTCTGGTTCAGGGACTTCTTCTCCTGGAACAGTGACAGCATTACTTGCCGAGCCATCTCCAGAAAACACAAAATATAAAACTACTAAGAATAGTAATACGGCTACTCCAATACCAATAGCTTTACCTGACATATTATATCTATATATATATATAAACATATATAAAAAATAAATTAATAAATATATATTTAAGCACTTTTCGCTCTTCCTACACTTTTTCTCCATGGTCTTGCCCCCATAACACCATCTTTAACACGAACCATATACATTCCCATTTGAGTGGGTTTTGTTAAATATGCTGTTTTTGCTGTTTCTGGGGTTAACCCAGTCTTTAAACAACATCTGCCATGATTATTCCCTGATGTAAATATCCAATAACCTTCACAGTCATCGTATTTTTCACACATTTGACCACATTTATTTATAACGGGGGCGAAACTATTTTTTTCTAACTTTAAATCCCCTTCAATTACAGTTCCAGTATTGTAACATTTGACAGCTCCTGTCATACCTCCGCTATTCAGGTCGGGTTGAATATGCATACCGGGATAATGTCCCGCATCCCAATTTCCATGTCCGTAAATGCCTGTATATTTAAGTGGACAGAAATCTTCATCAATTCCTGCTATTTTTATTTCTCCATTAATAGTCATCTTTCTTTTTTCAGGTGGAAGGAAAGTTGATTTCAGAAAAAATTCTCCAGCAGAAGCATGATCTAATCCAGTTCCATTTTGATTATTCTTTTCATATCCCGCTAAAGCAGCTATATATCCTTTGCTATCTCCATCGAAATCTGCAGTAGTAAATGGTTGTTGAAGCCTACAACGACCATTAGTTGTTACCCATATCGCAGAGCAATCTGATTGTTCATCACATTTTTTCTTACATTCATTGAATGTTGCTTGAATAGATGAACCAAGGCCACTAAGATCTCTAGTTCCCGCTCTCCTACCTGACGACCAAAGGTCACCCCACCCACCACTAACCGGAGATGGACTTGCCGTCTTTTCAGTCGTTCCGTCTGCTTTATAAGCTACATCTTGAACACACCAACGACTATAGCTTGTTGTATCTTCTTTACAACATTCAGCGTTTGTTTTTCCATTAGGATTAGGTATATCTTCATCAAAAATCATACCATCTACTTTACATTGATCTGGATCTCCAGGTGGAGTGGAATCCGGGTTCCAATCTATCATACATGCTTTATCCCTACAACATTCTTCAACTGTATCACCTTTTCGTGTAGTGCTTTTTAATACTTTTTCACCTGTACATAAATTAGGATCGCAAACAGGCTTACTAGCAATTTCTTGGTATGCGCCAGGTGAACCTGGAGCAACTGGAGCACTGTCTAAACCACCGCTATTAGAACTTACATAGTTTGAAGGGTCCGAAGGATCAGTTATTCCAGATGTCCCACCAGTACTTGTTCCAACACCTGTACCATCTCCACCTTCTCCTGAACCATCTAAACCCTGAACCCCCATATTACTTTCTCCACTTGGACCACCACCACCCTTTTCTTTTTCTTTTTTGGAACTATCATCCTCCTTTAGTAATATGTAACCCGCCCCAATAAATACGACAAGTGCTCCTACAACAACTACAAGCCATAACATATATATATATAATGCAAACAAATTAATCTAAAATTAATCTTCCCGAAGGATTATCACCGACATTATTAACCCATTTTGGCATCCATTCATAAGGTATGATATCATATGATTCTTCATAATAATTTTTAAATATCTCGGAATATAGATGCTTTTCCCCGTAATATCCCTTATCTTTTGATATTTCATCAATTATTTCATACCATGGTCTTTCATTTCTAGAAACACCATCTGAAAATCCATCTTTTCTTCTCCATAATAGTTCTTCGGGTAATTCTCCTTCGAATGATTTCCTCAATAAGAACTTTTCCATACCTTGACGAACAACCTTTAATGTAGGATCTATCCCCATATAATATTTTAAAAATTCTTTATCAAAGAAAGGAACTCTAAGCTCTAAACCATTCCCTGCGGTAGTTTTATCAGCGCGTAATACATCAAACATCCTTACATCCTTCAAGAGACGGATTGTTTCCTTTTCAAATTCTTGAGGACTAGGTGCTTTATGAAAATATAAATAAGACCCTGATGCTTCATCGCTTCCTTCACCACTTAATATAACTTTAATATCTGTATTTTCAGCAATATACTTTGATAGTAAATACATAGGGACAGACGCTCTTATAGTCGTTGTATCTCTTGATTCTATTTGACGAATAGTTTCTTCAATACCATCAAACATTTCTGCTTCTGTCAGTATCACTGGTGTGTGATCTGTCCCTAAATATTCTGCTATTTTTTCTGATGCGATTAAATCAGGGGATCCCTCCAATCCGATTGAAAATGTTTTCACTTTTGAAGGTTCTATAAATTTACATACAATAGATGTAATTATACTACTATCTAATCCTCCCGATAAAAGGCATCCGATCGGTCTGTCACTTAGTAAACGCTTCTTTACAGAATGTATTAACTTTTCTTTTATATTCATTAATATTTCTTCTTCACTATGATTTATACGAGGATATTTAAAATTATAAAAAGAATATGTATGGAGTTTATTTGTTTTTAAATAATACAATGAAAATGTTCCTGGTGGATAAAATTCAATGTTTTCTTTTAAATCATAGATACCCTTCATTTCAGAACATAATGTAAGTGATTTACAATCTGTATGATGATCTTTACTCCAGTATAATGGCCTTACCCCCAATGGATCATGACCAATTGTTAAACATTTTTGAAGTTTATCGTATAATACAAATGAGAATACACCATCTAGTAATCGTATATAATCTTTTACAGGCATAATATTTGATAAATGAATGATAATTTCACAATCACTACCTGTCTTTAGATTGAAACTGTATTTTTCAGCTAATTCTTTATAATTGTATATTTCTCCATTACACATAAGAACTTTATTCCCTATCTCCATTGGTTGATTTCCACTCTCTGTAAGTCCATTAATAGCTAAACGGTGAAACTGAAAATAGAGTGTTTTACCTTCTTCATGCATTGTTTTTTCAACTGTTGAATCAGGTCCTCTATGTTTTATCTTTTCTCCATATCCTCTAACATTTTCAACATCAACATCATCTGAAAGATGTAAAAATATTCCACACATAATTTATTATTAATCTTAATTAATCTTTTAAATATTTGATAGATTATAAATGAAAGATTGTTGTAATCACGGTAAAAATGACAAAATATGCCGCACAAAAAAGAGAACTTATAAACTTCCACGTAAATTTACTAAAAAACAATGTACACCTTACAAAAAAGTAAAAGGCTTTTCTAAAAGATCAAGTTGTTCTCCATACAAAGAATGCAAAAAGTCTAAAAAAAGATCTAAAAGAAGAAAGAAAAAGAGAAAAACAAAAAAAAGAACATAGAGAATGAATTATTTAGTGATGTAACCTCTTCCAATTTTTACCCAAAGGATGACACTGACTACAAAACCAACTGCGAAGCCAATTACGTCATGATTAGGATTATTTTTTAATACCATTCCACTTACGTATGGTCCTAGAAAAAATGTTAAGAAAGAATAGAATACCATAATAGCAATAGTTGTTTTGTTTGATAGATGATTCATTATATATATATATATATATTATTTTGAGACTGACTGCGTTGCTAAATTATCAGCACACGCATTTCCAATTGATAATTCATCTCCTTTACATGTATGTGCTTCAACATATTTTAATTCAACGTTACGAAACTTTTTTAGAAAGTAATAACCCTCTTTAATAACTTCGAGGTTTAAGATTTGAGATTTATTCCTTTTCGTCCAATCATTTTTTTCCCAATTTTCCGCCCATGTTGTCAATACATTGATACTGTATTTTGAATCTGTATAAATAGTTACAGTTACCCCTCCATTTATTTCTTCATTTAGAATTTTGAATACTTCCATAATAGCCAGTAACTCAGCGCGATTGTTTGTTTGTCTTCCATCAATTCTCCTTGAAACATTTCTTGGATCCTCTACTCCAAAATACACACCTATACCTGCTTTCGCACCAGGTTTTCCATTATTAGTACAAGCTCCATCTGTAAAAACCACTAAATTTTTAATTTCACCATCAATCTTACCATACTTCAAATATTTTTCAGCATTTTCCTTTGAATTAAATTGGATAAATTCAATATCAGTATCTCCTTTTGTGTATATTTTTTGTGCACTTTCTTTTCGGATAACACAGTATTTCATTTTGTTTATATTTAACTTATATAAATATCAAATTTTATTCTCCTTTCATCTTGTTTTCCCTTTCATAACGATTTAATTCGCATTTGTCATATTCACCGCTATCAACTCTAGGCGGAGTCGTTTCTATTAAAACATATCCTTTCGCATAATTTTTTATTTTCCCCTCTAAATCAATTGTATAATCTTCGTATGCTTTGATAACAGCATCAGAAAAACTGTAACCACTCATGATTAATGTTTCAATGCTAGACCTCAAAGGGGAATCTACAAGATACATTTTACGTTTTAATGTTTCACTTCTCTTATCTTTACATTCATCTATATCCTTCATGATAGAACTCATTAACATCTCTTCGTCCATATTAACCTATACATTCACCCATATTTTTAATATTAAATTTGGATTATTTTCTTTCTAACCATCAACTTCTTGTGGAACAACATCAGGAACTTCTGGAGGTGGTTCAGGAATGTTTAAAGCTCTCTTGATATAATTTAGCTCTTTCATTATATTTTGTATTGCTTGTGTATTCCTGTATACATTCATAGCTATAGGATCTACATCTTGAAATAATTCCTGATCTATAGGATTTCTTGGAGGTTGTCTACTTCTACTAGAGGCTCTTGATCTACTTCTAGCCCTTGAACGGCTTCTAGCCTTTGAACGACTTCTAGGTCTTGATCTACTTCTTGAGGAATTCATACCACCCTTTTGTCTTTTTGTATGCTTTCTTTTCATTATATAATATAATATAATATTATATTATATGGAAGATTATGGATTACCCAATATGATTTATTCTTCTGATTCAGATGAAGATGAACAAAAAGAATTTAAGATAGATGTAGATAGTGTTTTTTCTCTATTAAGAACAAAAATATCAACTTTAAAATTAAATAGTCTCCCAGGTTTTTTTGACGGTTTAGAAAAAGAAATAACAGGACAAATACCTATTTTTGAAGAGTTTGGTATTGAGTTTAATTACAATGATTTAATAGAACATCTAATAAAAGAATATATACCAAAACAGATATTTGATGATGATGATAATTTATACAGATTATATATGCATGTTTTTGATCCAAATGGTGAAGAATATGCTAATATTTATAATATAGTTAAAGAAGAAGGTAGATCTAATAGATCAAGTATTGAAACAATTATAATACAAAGTCGTGAAGTTAAAAAAATTTACATAGAATATTTAAAACGTATATACATTGAAAATGAAGAATTATTCCATACGACTATCGAACAATATTCTAAGAAACTTGAAAAAACTGGGCTTGATTCAAT